GTCCCGCTGCACCACGACCACATCGTCAAGCACTGGGACCAGGCCACGCCAGAGGAGAAGGACTCGGGCATGCGCTGGTACAGCGACGCCCACCACGTCGCCAAGGCCATCGCCAAGCTCGACCCCAGCATCAAGACCGACGAAGAGGCCGCGCACAAGGGCGCCGGTGTCCTGTCGGCCTACAGCCCGCGCACCAACTGGCCGATGAACATGTTCAACGCGGCCCACTCCTTCCACCGGCAGGCGGCCGTCCGGCCGCTCAAGGACGACCCGGACAAGCCTGCGCACACCGTCACCATGGGCATGCACGCCGACAAGGCGCAGCGCATCATGGACGGCGAGCACCACCAGCCGGTCCTGAAGGCACCGAAGACCCAGGACTTCGCGCACCTCATCGAGCACGGCGGCTACGAACCGCAGACCGACGAGGAGAAGAAGTCCGGCGCCGAGCGTCGGCTGTCCGGCCGGGTGGTCGTCGACCGGCACGCACTGTCCGTGGCGGCCGGGCGCCGGATCACCGACGTCGAGAACGACGCCCACCAGGGCTTCCCTGGCGCCCAGAGCGGCAAGCACGCCCGGCACTACTACGAGCACGCCGCCAACACCTACCGCAACGCCGCCGCCGCCATCTCCGAGAAGGAGGGCAAGCCGGTCGCCGCACACCAGGTGCAGGCCGTGACCTGGCTGGTGCGCCAGCGCCTCAACACCGCCGAGGACCAGGCCAACGCGAACGCCAGCGCCAAGAATCTCGGCAACGGCCGCAGGACGAACGAGGAGAACATCAAGGGCCACTGGAAGGACTTCGCGGGCGAGCACGCGCCGGAGCTGAAGGAGCAGGGCAACTCCCACGTGGCGAAGGTGGTTGACGCCGTCATGATCAACGCCGATGGATCCATCAGCGCGCTGGCGTACGGGGAGATCAAGGCCCCGGCCGACGTCGACACGCTCCGCGAGGAGAACTGCCCGGTCTGCGGCGACAAGGACACCTTCGACGGGATCCAGTGCCAGATCTGCGGGTTCATCAACCCGCCGGAGCAGTTCCGCGACCCGGACCTGGACAAGGCCAAGCAGATCGACCTGCGCAAGCAGATCGTCGACCCCTCCCTGGTCGACAACAACGGCGAACTGCAGCGCGTCAACGACGACGGCACCGGCATGCCGCAGCAGGGCGAGGAGCCCGGCGAGGAGCAGTTGGGCCCCGACGGGCAGCCGCTGGACGAGGACGACCCGCAGATGGTCGACCCCGACCAGCTCGACGAGAACGGCCTGCCACCGTCCCCGTTCGGCGACCAGGCGCTCGACGGCACCCAGCAGATGGGCCCGGCCGTCTCCGACCGCAACGGCGACGGCATGATCCAGCCGGACGAGATCGACCCCGACGGCAACGTCAACGCCCAGCCGCAGTTGGTCGACCCGGAACAGGGTGGCCAGGCAGGCCCGCGCGAGCTGCCCGGCCGCGCCACGGACCGCATGGGAGACCCCTTCACCCCCGGCCCCGACATGCCGCGTATGCAGGGGCCTGAGGGTCCCGAAGGCGGCCTGCAGGACGACGATGACACCAGTGGCTACCAGCAGGGCCCCGGTATGGGGTCCCCGCAGGAGCCGATCCTGGCGCACCCCGGCGACTACACCGGCGACGAGAGTGAGACGCCGCACTGGTCCTGGAACCGGGACGTGTCCGACGAGGCTCCGGGACCGGAGCAGGCCGAGGAGCCGGACGACCCACGTCGCCGACGCTTCAGCGTGATGGCCCCGCGCACGCCGAAGGACGGCCAGCCCAGCGACGGCGTACCGGACCTGAACTGCCTGCACTGCGGGTTCGGAGCGGACGCGACCGCACCGCAGACCCAGGACATGGGCAACGCGGCAGGCGCGACCGACGGCATCGTCGCCGGGGACGTCTGCCCGAACTGCAGCAAGGCGCAGCTGCTGACCCCCGCAGAACTGCAGGGCAAGTCTTCTGTCCCCCCGCCTGCTGTCCCGCAGCTCCCGCGCACCTGAAGCAGTGAAGACCCCGCCCACGGCAGCCGTCGTGAGCGCCACAGGCTTTGAAGGAGTGTCCAGTATGAGCCGACCGCTCATGGCAGCGCTGACCGCCCAGCAGCTGGTCATCGACGACCAGCGCAAGCAGCTGGCCGCCCAGTCTCAGCAGCTCGCCGTCCAGGGGAAGCAGATCGCGCTGATCGCCCGGCTGGCCGGAGTCACCGGCGAGGTCGAGGCCCTCTCCAAGACGGCCGACATCGCCAACCCCGCCCAGCCCATCCCGGACGGCCCGGAGCAGGCCCCGTCGGAGACCACCGAGCAGGCCGCGACCCCCGAGACCAACGACGACGTCCGCTCCCCGGGCCAGACCGGCAACTCCACCGCCGGAGTCCCGGCCGCAGCGACCGACACCGCGCTCACCCCGGGAGGCACCCTCCCTGCCGAGCCGTACGGCAACCTGCAGGACGTCACCTCCCCGGTCTCCGGCGTCAACACCGGTGAGGTCCCGCTGGACGAGACCCGCATCGAAACCGACGTCCGCGTCGGCGACCCGGCCCAGTGGGACGTCGCCTTCCCCTGGACGATGAGCGAGAACAAGTCCAACTCCAACCCGGTGACTACGGGTGAGATGGCCGGTGCCAGCGGTGGTCCGTCGCGCACGCACGCGTGCCTGCGCCTGGCCCGCCTGCAGATCCAGGCCGGTATCGCCAGCGGCGACGACCTCACCGTGTCCGCACGCCTGGAGTCCGACGCCAGCCTCTCCGACGAGCTGATCAACCGTGAGATCGGCGTCCTGGACCGCGTCATGAAGGCCGCGTCCGCCCGGACCGCGCCGTCGGGCGCCCGGGTCGCGGCCCGCAGCGCAGAGCGTGTAGCGCCGTCTCTGGCGGCTCACGCGACCGCCTCTGCGGCCCCGCTCGCGGGCACCGACGAGGTCTCCGACCTGTTCGACTGACCCCCCAAATACGAAGGGCCTGGCGGGCTTCCGCCGGGCCTTTTCGTATGTCCCCAGAAATTCCTTGCGGTTGGGCACTGTCTCACCCCCTATTGCCCGCGCCTAGGGGGTGAAGACGGCCTGCCGGATCTCGGCGGCCAGCCGAGACCCACTGGAGGGCGGAACACATGATCCGCGTGCGGGCAAACCTGGCCCACATCAAGCGCACCCTGCGCCCGCTTTACGCCTGGACCCAGGCAACCCCCGTGTCCGTGTTCCTGGACCCGGCGTGGGACCGCAGCATCCCGATCTGGCCCGGGATGGTCCTGTCGCAGACCGCAGGCGAGACGGTCAGCCTCATCGGCGCCTCCGGCGTCCCCTACGGCCTCGCCGGTGACTACGTCGGCGGCGACGGCTTCGACCCGATGCTCGACGTCGGCGTCAACGCCACCTCCGTGTGGGTCATGGGCTCGGACGCTCAGTTCGAGGTCCTCTCGCCCGCGTTCGACGACACCCAGACCTGGACCGAGCCCAACGGCACCACCGAGAAGCTCGTCTACGCGATCACCGCCGGAACGGGCCGAGGCAAGCTCGCGCTCGCCACGAACGGCGCGGTCGCCACCGCGATCTCCGCGCTGCCGGTCGGCCGCCTGCTCAAGGTCAACTCCCCGTCCAAGATCACCATCGGCGGCCTGCGCTAACGCGCCCGAGCCGAGCGAGAGGACTCAACTCACCATGACCGCAGCGCCCGCCGCCACCGGCCACGTTCGCACCGCGAAGAAGTCGGACGACTACGTCTCCGAGATCCTCGCCCGTCGCGAGTCTCGTGGCAACCAGCCGCTCTCCTTCGAGGCCAAGCGCCAGCGCCTCCAGGCCGTCGCCTCCGACTCCGTCAACGGGATCAAGCGCCTCGGCGTGGGCATGATCGGCCCGATCCAGTTGAAGCTCCGATACCAGGGCATCACGCGTAACGTCCTGGTCGAGGACCCCTGCACCCCCGGTACGCCGGTCGAGTACGACGTCTGGGACGACCTCGGACAGGCGTACATCATGTCCGGCACGGACGGCGAGGTTCGCATCACGCCGTTCGAAGGCAAGCGCATCCAGGTGCGGTTCTTCCGCATCGCCTCGCGCCCGGCCATCCGCAAGGAAGACCTGCTCTACCTCCGCATCAACGCGGTCGAGCAGGCGCAGGACGAGACCAAGCAGGCCATCCTCAAGCAGGAGGACAGCCGCCTCGTCACCATCCTGCAGGCCGCCATCTCCGACTACGCGGGCCGGGCCGACCACACGGTCACCCCGAACCACGTCATCACGGAAGCCAGCGGCTACCTGACCCCGGGCTCGCTGTACTCGGCCGTCTCCATGACGGACATGCACGAGCTGCAGTCCAGCCGCATCCTCATCAACCCGATGGACTACCGGGACATGTACCGGTGGGACATCAACCAGACCGGCTGGGCGTTCAAGGACCGCGTCGTCGCGGGCGAGACGATCACCTCGTTCGGCGAGTTCCAGATCCAGCGCTCGATCGTCATCCCCCAGAACACGATCTTCCTGACGCCGGACCCGCAGTTCCTGGGTGTCTTCCCCGTCCTGTACTCGCTGGACGTCGAGGAAAACCACCGAGTCGAGTCCTTCTGGAAGGGCTGGGTCTTCGACGAGATGGTATCCATGTTGATCTTGAACCCCAGGGGTTTGGCCAAGATCGTTAAGTCCTAGGTGGCTGGGTGTCTGTATAGCACCTGACCAGGGCAGATAGATGGGCTCGTCGCCAACAAGGCGGCGGGCCCATCTTCGTTTTCCCGTGAGAGGAACAAAGACCATCTCTACGAATACCCAGTCCTTCCATTTGGATTTGACCAACCCGGATACGCGTGCTTGACTCTCTTCACCACCAACCGCCAAGGGGGGCGCATGTCGCAGGAGTTGGAGAAGAGAGCTGTCGAGCTGTACCTGAAGGGGATGACCGCAGCTCAGGTCTCCCGAGAGCTGGGGGTGCGGGACCAGGCAGTCTGGAGATGGGTGGACCGGGCCGGAGCCCGCCGCCCGTCCAAGCGCTCTCAGCACATGGACAAGGCCATGCAGGAGTACCTCGCAGGCGCGTCGATCGTTGCCGTCGCCGAGCAGGCCAAGGTGTCCGTCAACACCGTCCAGAGGTGGATCGCCGAACGGGGGCTCAAGGGGCAGGGCGGCAGAAACGCGCAGGCTGCGTCGAACCGCGCCAGCGCGCTGCTGCTGTACGGGCAGGGGAAGCGGTATTCGGAGATCGCCGAGGCGCTGAAGATCTCTCCTGGCACCGTGTCGAAGTGGGTCGACGAGGCTGGCATCACCGATGAAGGCGGTGCTGCCCTGCAGGACAAGCAGGACGCCGAGACGGCGGTCCGTCTGTACACCGAGAAGAACGCGACCGTCGAAAGCATCGCCACTCATCTCGGCCGGGGGGTCAACACGGTCTCGCAGTGGCTGCACGACGCTGAAGTCGAGGTGAAGTCGTCGATCGCAAGGAGGACTTCCGCCGAGCAGGCTATGTACTCCAAGCTGGGTGTCGCAGCCAACATTGCGAAAGCTCAGGCCGAGCCCGCCCCCACTCGCATCTGCGTGTACTGCGAGGAGACTTTCGAGCTGCCACAAAGGCGGAAGCAGTCCAAGCAGAAGTACTGCTCGCTTGAGTGCTCTCAGCTTGGCCGCAGGAACCCTGACAAGCGCGTCGAGTACACCTGCGAGGTCTGCGGAGACAAGTTCGAGCGGTTCGCAAGCAGTCGAGGGGCCAACCGGTTCTGCTCGAACGCTTGCAAGGCGAAGTCCTCGGGGAAGATCCAGTGGAAGTACGGGGACAACGTCCTCGACTCCGGCTACGAGGCGATGTTCGCAGGCCTGTGCTCCGTCTACGGAGTGCCGTGCGAGCGGTACGACCGCGCCGACGGCGTCGCCTGGGACGGCGACCACTGGTACGCGCCGGACTTCCTGGTTAAGGTCGGGTCGCGCGCGGTAGCCGTGGAGGTCAAGGGTCGGGTGCGTGAGGTCGACGAGCCGAAGTGGGCCGCCTTCCGTGAGCAGAAGGACATCCCGTTCGTGGTCCTGAAGCAGGAGGACCTGGTGCCACCTCCGGCCAGCCGCGAGGATCTCCTGAAGCTCCTGGGTCTGGCATGATCGACGGAGGCCCCCTCGTTACCGTCGAGGGGGCCTCCGTCATGCCCACAGGCTTCGGGGGCGCCGCCATAGGCTCATGGCCTCCGACCTGTGGGCGGGCGGTCGGGACCGTCGTGAGCCCTGGCCCCCGAAGGGGGACCAGGGTCACCGCCGGGCGTGCGCTCGGTGTGTCGTCTGGCGGGGTGACATATTCTCACCTTGACACATTCAGGCGGTAGTTGGAACCCCACCATCCGTAATTCTGCCCTCGGTAGAGAAATTCAGCCACAGTCACTGTCTCCCGGGCCGCCTCCATCCATAGGGGGTGAAGAGGGTTTGTGGTGGGCCCTCTGCGGCTCCGTTCTCCGGCCGCCAGCCTCAACCCCCGGGTTCCCCCTTCCCGGGGGTTGAGTGCTGTCTGGGGTGCTGCTGGGCCGCTCAAGGGGTGACGGAGGATCCGTCCCTTGACCGAGGAGGCATCATGCCTGTCCAGCAGCTCCAGGTTTCCAACCCGTCGGGCGGCGTCGTCGTCGTCACTCCGGACCCCGACAAGCCCAAGTCGTACCTGCGCTTCGAGGGCCAGGGCGACGAGGCTGGCGGTGACATCCAGTTCGTCTCCCGCGACACGGCCCTGCTGGCGCCGTTCGTGAAGGCGGTGCAGCGAG